GAGATTTTCTCCCTGGCTCCGACAAGATAAAATCAAAGACCTTGATTATGTTAAACGTTACTATGGTTATAGTAATGAGAAGGCAAAGCAAGCTTTGAGGATTCTAACAAAAGAACAACTTACTTTTATAAAATCGAAATTTGAAACTGGAGGAACAAAATGAGTGTCGTTCAAGAACCTGAAGTGAAGTGGACGCCCGATCAAATGGTTGAAGTGGTTCTTAATGAACCAGACGACTTTTTGAAGGTACGCGAAACTTTGACTCGTATCGGAGTCGCATCACGAAAGGAAAAGAAAATCTATCAGTCTTGCCATATTCTTCACAAGCAAGGTAGATATTATCTCGTTCACTTTAAGGAACTGTTTGCTCTTGATGGCAAACATGCAAACCTGACTGTGAACGATGTGCAACGTCGTAATCGTATTGCCCAACTTCTTGCAGATTGGGGTTTGATTGCAATTGTTGACTTAACTAAGATTCAAGATATTGCTCCATTGAACCAAATTAAAGTTCTTGCCTATAAGGATAAAGGAGAATGGATTTTAGAAACCAAGTATAATATTGGATCTAAAAAGAAAAAGGTAGAGGATGCCGAATGAAAAAGAGCGGGTTTTACACCCGCCTTTTTTGTAAGAGGTATTATAATTATATACGGATGCCGAAAGGGTCCACAAAACACAACCTCGCTTTTAAAGGAGCTACCATAATGACTAACCTTGCAACATCACGGTTTACTGCGTCCGATCTTCCTGCTTTGATGGAAAGAATCACTCGCAATAGTATTGGAATGGATGAATACTTTGATCGTATTTTCCATCTGCATGAAACTACCACCAATTACCCCCCTTACAATCTAGTTCAAGTTAGTAACGTAGAATCACGTCTTGAACTTGCTCTTGCTGGATTTAAGAAGAAAGAAGTTTATGTCTACACACAAGACGGAAAACTTTTTGTGGAGGGTCAAAAAGAAGATAAAGAAACGGAGTCCAACTATATCCATAAGGGTTTGGCTCAACGGAGTTTTAAGAGAGCATGGACACTCTCTGATGATACGGAAGTACGATCAGTTGATTTTGAGGATGGGCTTTTGACTGTTACTCTTGGTAGAATTGTTCCAGATCATCATAAGCGTAAAGATTACCTATAAATAATAATACCTGATTTGACCGCAATCTGTCAGGAGGAGGGTGAAAATCCCTCCTTTTTATTATAAATACATATGCGGTCAAATTGGAGTAGAATGAATTACCTAAAGGTTTATTGTAACCTTATCAGGAAAGCAGAAAATAGAACTCCTCCTGAAGGTTATGTTGAAAAGCATCACATATTTCCTAAAAGTATTTTTGGTAAAAATGATAGAGTTGTAATTCTCACAGGGAGAGAACATTACATCGCTCACCTTCTTCTTCAAAAAATATGTGAGAAAAGATACGGAATAAGACATAGAAGCACGCAGAAGATGTTGTGTGCCCATATCAATATGAAATCAAAAGGAAGATATTGTAATTCATATTTGTATGAAAACGCAAGGGTAAAGAGAAGTGAAAGTATGAGAGGAGAACTTCACTGGAACTGGAAAGGTGGTGCTGTTAGGAAGTATAATTGTAAAAATAATAAAAAGTATAATAAAATAAACTATTACAATAAAAAAGAAAAATTTAATATAAATGATAATTATAAAAGATATGAATATGAGTTAAAACATTCTTCTGGATTAATTGTTATGACTAAAAGTATGAGAAAGACCTGTGAAGAGTATGGATTAGATCATAGAACTATGAATAAAATTATAAAGGGACAAAGAAAATCTCATAAAGGTTGGACTTGTAAAGAGGTGAAAGAATTGTCTATATAGTCTGTATCGTCGGCGCATGAGGAGCACCTGGCAAAATCCAGGTTGACTCCTCCTTTTTTTCTTGCTATAATAGTCTGAAGAGATCAATGAAAAAATGACAATTAAACTGGCGTTATTAAAATCTGGAGAAACACTAATTTCGGAAATAAAGGAACTTGTATCGGAAGATTCGGAAGGTTCTGGTAATAATCAAGTTTATGGATATATTTTCACAAATCCCGAGAAAGTTATCACACAAACTCCAATATTAGTATCTGAAAATACTAAGGAAGATCAATCTTCCGTTCAAGTATCTCTTTCTCCTTGGATTATCCTATCAAAGGATAAAGATATATTAGTTTCTAAAAATTGGGTAATTACATTTGTAGAACCAATAGAATCATTAAAAGTCATGTATGAGGAAAAAGTAAATGGAAGCAACAATTAAATGTATTGTATTTCGTAATGATACAGTAGTAATAACACAAATTGAAGAAATTGATGTTGAGCTTGGAGAACCTAACTGCAAATTAATTAAACCTTGTAAAATAACTAAAGAAATTACTGGTGAATGTTATTTAACTAGTTGGTTGTCTGATTATACAACTCAAGATACTTTTATGATTCATTCTGATAGTATTCTAACTATTACTAGTCCAAATTCCAATCTTATTAAAAAATATATTGATATCATTTCCTGATGCGATTTTATACTAACGTTCAAATGGTCGGGGATCACTTCTTGGTCCGTGGTTATGAAGGTGGAAAACACTTTATGACCCGCGAGAAGTTTAACCCGACTCTTTTTGTCCCTGCCAATAAAAAAACAAAATATCAAACTTTAAATGGTGAATATGTAGAATCAGTTCAACCTGGATCTGTTCGTGACTGTAGGGAGTTCGTTAAAAAGTATGAGAATGTAGAAAACTTCAAAATCTTCGGAAATACACAATACATTTATCAGTATATTTCTGACATTTATCCAGAAGAGGAACTGAAGTTTGATATCAGTAAGATTAAAGTAACAACAATTGATATTGAGGTTGCTTCTGAAAATGGATTCCCTGATGTAGAATCTGCTGCTGAAGAAGTTCTTTTGATTACCGTTCAAGATTATTCTTCAAAACAAATTCACACTTGGGGGAAGGGTCCCTTTCAAAACAAACAGAAGAATGTAAACTATCATTCATTCTCAAGTGAGTATGATCTCTTAACCGATTTCATTAATTGGTGGATGATTGAATCGAATACACCTGAAGTTGTGACTGGTTGGAATAGTAAACTATATGATATTCCTTATCTTGTTCGTAGAATTGATAGAGTTCTTGGTGAAAAGTTAATGAAACGAATTTCTCCTTGGGGACTTGTAACTGAAACTGAAACTTATATCTCTGGACGTAGGCATCTTTGTTATGATATTGGAGGAATTTCACAGTTAGACTATCTTGATCTTTATAAGAAATTTACTTATAAGGCACAGGAATCTTATCGTCTGGATTATATTGCAGAAGTTGAACTTAAGCAAAAGAAATTAGATCACTCCGAGTTTGATACGTTCAAAGACTTCTACACTAAAGGTTGGCAAAAGTTTGTAGAATACAACATCAAGGACGTGGAACTTGTTGACCGTTTGGAAGACAAGATGAAACTGATTGAACTTGCGCTTACCATGGCATATGACGCCAAGGCAAACTATGAGGATGTATTTTCTCAAGTTCGCATGTGGGATACAATCATTTACAACTATCTGAAGAAAAGGAATATTGTTATTCCTCCTAAAGAGCGTTCTGATAAAGACACCAAGTATGAAGGTGCTTATGTAAAAGAACCAATTCCTGGAATGTATGATTGGGTAGTGAGTTTTGACCTTAACTCACTATATCCACACTTGATTATGCAATACAACATTAGTCCTGAAACTTTGGTTGAAGAAAAACATCCATCAGTTAATGTGGATAAAATCCTCAATCAAACTATCAATTTTGAGATGTACAAGGATTATGCCGTATGTGCCAACGGTGCGATGTATCGTAAGGATGTTCGTGGATTTCTTCCAGAATTGATGGAAAAGATCTATAATGAACGTGTAATTTTTAAAAAGAAAATGCTTGCGGCAGAGCAAGAATACGAAAAGACCAAGAACAAGGAGTTAGTTAAGGAGATTGCTCGTTGCAATAACATTCAGATGGCACGAAAGATTCAATTGAACTCTGCCTATGGTGCTATTGGTAATCAGTATTTTCGTTATTTTAAGCTTGCAAATGCCGAAGCAATTACTTTGTCTGGTCAAGTTTCAATTAACTGGATCATGAATAAGGTAAATGCTTATCTAAACAAAATTCTTAAGAGTACAGATGTTGATTACGTTATTGCTTCGGATACTGATTCTCTTTACGTTAATATGGGTCCTTTGGTTGAGAGTGTATACAAAGGAAGAAAGAAAACTACTCAAAGCGTTGTTTCGTTCCTT